CGCGTAATTTCTCGCCGGAAGCGTCCCTTGGCTTGCCCCCCAAAAATTAAATATGGATTGACGCAATCCGATCAGATCGTATACTGGCGTCACAGTTCGTAAGGGAGCGTCCACCCCATGTTAAATCCGCACCAGATGAAAATGGCCCGTAAAAATACCGAGCGGGCAATTTACTACAGCGAACATAGCTGGGCACCCGAACTGTCCGAAGCATTTCGCAAGATGGTGCAGACGAGCCGTAACACTGGCAAGCCGCATACTCACGCAACCGAGACCAAGCGCAGGCTCGGTCTGTAACATGAAGGATGCCCACATGATTGATGACACCGATACTCCCGAGGCTGAGGCTGCTCCCGAGGCCGAGGCTGCTCCCGAGGCTGAGACTCCCCCCGTGGGCATCACCGCCGAGATCGAACAGGACATCAGCGCCGCGTTTGAGAAGATCCGTTCCGTGCTGCACGCGCTGGAAAATCCGACGTGGATGCTCGAGACTGCCAAGCAGCAGATCGAAAACGCCGCAACGAACGTATTTAAGCACATTCAGCAGGCTATCTGATCATGTGGCTCACCGAGCAAGAAGCGCGAGGCAAGATCTGTTGCGGGCCGGCGCATAAATCACCACACATCAACAACATGTGTCAGGCGAGCAACTGCATGGCCTGGCGTTGGTCCGACGAGGAGATCCATCCCGACGAACCCCTGCTGGGCTATTGTGGTCTTGCTGGTGAGCCACTGGAACCCTGATGGCGACTTACACCAACCAGTTCACCTCGACCAACGTGGACAACGCCACCTGGGATGATGAGACGGGCCAGTTGGAGGTGACGTTTGCGCGTGACGGTTCGACCCATACATATTTCAACGTGCCGAGGTCCGTGTGGGAACAGTTCGTGCTGGCACCCAGCGCCGGCAGGTTTCTGCTACAGAACCTCAAGGGAAATTACGGCTGATGCCCCGGGTCTACCGCACCAAAGGCGAACGGGCACTGAACGTCAAACTGTCGGTGCCGTTGACAGTGCGTGACATGGAGCGGCTCGAGCAACGGGCTACTGCCGAGCGTGTGGGTAAGACTGAGTACGCTCGTCGCGTATTGTTGGAGCATTTGACATGAAATGGTCTGATTACTCGTTGGAAGATCGCCGCTGGGCCATTGAGCAGGCATTGACACACAACGCCGTGGATCCGCAGGAAGTTGCGGACTATCTGCTGCAAGTGTTATACGATACTTGGACACCACCGACTCCACCACCTCAAGATAGCACGGTCGTGGAGCAGATTAAGGACTGGAAGCAGGCTCGGGGTCTCTAATGGCCAAACGTAAGTGGTTGCCTCTCTTTGAGGAGTTCGTGGGCGACCTGCGGATTTCCTCGAAGGAAGAGACGAGTCGTGACGGTAAGGGCACGGCGCTCAACTTGTGGGAAAGTCAGCACCGCTTCCTGCGAGAGGTGGCGGCTGGGCTCGATCAAGGTCAGCGTATTTTCAAAGTGTTGAAGAGCCGCCAACTCGGCATTACCACGGTATCGCTGGCGGTGGATTTGTTCTGGGTGGCGATGCACCCGGGCCTGACGATGGCGATTGTTACCGATACGGAAGGTAACCGCGAGAAGAACCGCACCTTGCTGGTGCAATATGTGAAGAGTTTTCCCGAAAACTATTTCGGGGAGTTCAGCATCGTTCAGAACAACCGCCAGATGATGCGGTTCAGTAATGGCAGCCGCTTTGACTTCAAGGTTGCCGGCACGAAAGACAAGGGTACGGCCTGGGCGGAAGGTGAAGGTTACGCCGCCGCGCACATTACCGAGATCGCAAACTTTGGCAGTCCCGACGGTTTGAGATCGTTTGAGGAAGCCTTCGCGCAGAACAATCCGGACAGTATCTATATTTACGAATCGACCGCTAAGGGCCACAACATTTGGTATGACACGTGGATGTCCGGGTTCAAGGATCCGCACAAGCAACGGTCATTCTTCATCGGGTGGTGGGCTAACCCGAACAACGCATTCAAGTTGAGCGACCCGCGCTTTGCCGAGTACGGGATGGAAAAGGCAAGCCGCGAAGAGCAGGAGCTTATCGACGCGGTTAAAGCGCAATATGATTATAAGGTAACGCCAGAACAGCTAGCTTGGTTCCGTTATCGTCAGTCAAGTGCCGACACGACAGCGGACGGCACGCTTGAGCAGAACCAGCCGTGGACTGCCGGTCAGGCATTCATCATGACGGGTCAGTCGTTCTTCAACGTACGCAATCTGACCAGAGACACGCAGGCGATCCTTGAGGCGCAGCAGCAGGAAGGCGGCGGCGGTTACGGCTGGGCCGGGTACAATTACGAGTTTGGCAATTCATTCTTTGACATGGAAATGGTCGAGGCGGGCGAAGACGACGACCCAAACGATATTGAATTGCGTGTCTGGGAGGCGCCAAAGGCCGACGCACGGTACGTCATTGGCGCTGACCCGGCTTATGGCCGCAACGAGCATAAGGACCGTTCGGCCATCAGCGTGTGGCGCTGCTATGCGGACAAATTGGTGCAGGTCGCCGAGTACGCATCGTATCTGACCGAGGTGGACAAGGTGGCATGGGTGCTGGCGCACCTTGCCGGCAGTTACGCAAATTGCATGGTAAACCTCGACATCGGCGGTCCGGGCCGTATGATCATGCACGAGTGGAAGCACTTGGAGCAGATGATCGGATCGGAGACATACGCCGACCGGACGAAGAAGGGCGGCTGGGAGGATGCCCTGAGCAACGCCCGATGGTATCTCTACAACCGGCCTGACAGCATGGGCGCGGGTTATGCGTATAATTTCGAGGCGTCGCACCGCACCAAGCAGGAACTGATGCACGGCCTGCGCGGCACGTACGTCACGCGCGAGTTGGTGTTACGCTCGCTGCCGCTATTGCGCGAGATGGGCAATGTGGTGCAGAACGGCTCGTCAATCGAGGCACCCGAGAGCAGCAACCCGGAGAAGAAGGACGACCGTGTGTTTGCGGCTGGGCTTGGTGTGCGCGCATGGCTGAACTGGCGTCGTGCCGAAATGCTTGCCGAGGGGCTGACGTATGATCGCGTGACAGCCGAGGAAACGGGTGCTATCACACAACAAGCGCGGTCGCTGAACGGACTTGTCGCGCGCTACTTTGCGTGGCAGGAGCAACTCAGCGAAGAGGACAGCGACGGACCGAAACAGCCGCAATGGAGATTGGACAGAGGATTAATATGACCACTGACATCGATATTGAACCCGCATTTGTCAATATGCCAGACCGCCTGCTGGGTATTCCCGCTGAGGAAGAGCCGGTACGCAAGCGTCGCACCCGTAAGGCGTCAAGTGACGCTTCACACCTGCCGATCGAAGACGCGCCCCGTGACGGCACGCGCGTGTGGATCGAGATGGCTGATGGGGTGCAGATTGCCGCATTTTGGTGCAAATCGCGCCGTTTCAGCTGCAATCAGTGGTCAGACGCCAGTTGGTGGGCGCACTGGGGCACTCGGTCTCCGCTCCCCGACAATATCTCAGGATGGCATCCTTATGACCAGTGATACGACATACACCGGCTACGAGAGCGAGCTGTCCGAAGGGTATTTGCAGCCCGACAAGGTTCGCGTCCACTTTCGCTGCGATCGTTGCGGGCACGAGTACAGCCGTGTCTACAACGCTATTCCGCAAAAGAATGCGGTCTGCCCCAAGCAGTCGTGCAAGGATGCAATTGCTCTGGAGCGTGCCGTCGCTGCCCAGCGCAATGTGACCGAGATCATTGAGACCGGTAAGACGCCGGGCATCACGGGCCGTAACCCGATGGTGGGTATTGTCGATCAGACCGCCGCGCAGGTGATGGAAGACTATAAGTTGACGGACCTGAAGGACAACATCCGCCCAGGCGAGTCAATGGCTCCCAAATTGCAGGGTAAATTGCAAGTCGCCGCCGATCAATTCTTTGCGGGTGGCGCAGGTCAGAACAGCAAACAGGCGCAACTTATAAGTCGTCGGGCTCTATCGGGTGCTTATCGCAATATGTCAGTTGCACCATCGGCTGTATTTACAGGCACACGTGGTCAACCTGCTTTACGCAAAATATAAATCGAGTTATGGTGCCTCACCCCAACGTGCAGAGGTAACCCGTGTCTGAACCAAGACGAATGCTTAGTGACGAGGACGTAAAGGCTATCGTCGATGTGCTCGAGGAGCGCATGACCGAAAAGTTTTACAGGGATCTTGGCAAAGGCGTCTGGGGGTTCTTCTGGCGAGCGGTCGTCGTCGTGGTATTGATCATCGCGGCTTGGGGTGCCGGTCATGAACGCATGATAGGTTGACACGCTCACGTTACGCTCATATAGTCGCATTCTCTACCTCCCCGAGACTTACCCGCCAGGCCGCGCATGACCTGGTGGGTATTTTTTTATTGCAGCGACCCGACCTCAAGCGTAACTTCCCGCCTGTCAGCGGAGTGATGCACAAAGATGTCGGGCCGATCCGGCTCGGGCGTCGGGTGACACCAGCATTTGGGCGATGAGTGCGGGCGCAGGTCGTCTATCGGCCAGACGTGCCAGCAACCTGCAACATGTTCGGTGATCCACCCGATCAATGTTTATGCGCCTTGGCTTGCATTTCCGCGTCGCGAGCCTTTGCGGCGGCAATTTCCCGCCGCGTGATGCCGGCGATAAGACCCTCGGGATCGGGTGCATCGGTATGCTCGACCACATCCTCGGTGCTCGCGGCGTGTATCTTGAACAGATCGAAGATGAGGTTCTTCGCGTCGGCAGCAAAGGCGGGCGACGACGAGTGCGAATCAACGGACAGTTTCATGTTGTCGTCCAGATCGGCAAGCTGGAACGGCACGGCAACCATACCCGGTGCGGGCGGTACGATTAGCGGATTGTCCGGCACGGCCTCAAGACCGGCTTGGTCCTGGGGAACCCATGCCAATAGCTTCTGGTCCACGTGGGCCTTGCCGAGTTCCATCATCAGCGTACCGAGTGAGGTAATGTCGCGCTCGATCAGCAGCGCGCGGTCCTTGAAGCGCGGGGAGAACATGCGGACCAGCGTCTCGGCGTGACCCTGACCACGCACACCCGCCTCGCCGCGACCCTTGGCGATAGGCGGCAGACCGCCCATTTCGTCAAACATGCGCTCATATTCGTGCAGTGAACCCCAAAGATCCTGCGGTATCTGCGGGGCTTCGACTTCAACCTTCGCTTGGGGATTGTTATCAACAAAATAGCCACCGGGCTTGTTGTAACGGGCAAGAGCCTGCTGATTGACTCCGGTCGAGCCAATAAACTTCCTCGGTGGGTCTTCCTGCAAGCGCAGCAACTTGTTGGTGCCATTGATACGGCTGTTGATACCTTCCTGAAGCAGCGCGACGTTGACAATTTCCGAGCGACCCCAGAAGTACTGGTCGATACGGTTCGGAGAAAATTCAACGTAAGGGTGACGACCGACAAGATCATCACAAGGCTTGAGCGTCGCGGGGTTCCATGCCAGTGCGTTGAAGCGCGTGTACTTGCCCATGACCAGCATGTCGTCGCCAATCAATTGAAATGTCGCCCAATCGGCACGCTCATCATCCCACACCCACAGTTCGTCAAGGCGCATGACGCTGCCTTCCATGCGGGTGGAGAACATCGGGTCGGAGGAACTCATCCAGTCAACCATACCGCGCTGCGACGTGTTGCCCTGACCGGCTGGCTGGAACGGCTGCATACCGCCCGTGGTGACGGTCATGCCCCCTGACGGGCGGTCTTTCTGCGCCATATAACGTTTGGCGCGCTTGCGTAGTTGTTCCTTGTCGGGGTGGTTCCAGACCATGCGCTCAAACTGGTAGGTGGTGATCCACATGGTGTGGACGAATGCTTCCATATCCTCGTCAAGCGCATCGTGGTTCTCGCGCAGAACGCCCATGTCGTCGGGCTGAACGAGATCCGTGCTGAAAGATTTTCGCTTGTAACCAGCCTTGAGGAAGGTCTTGCCCTTGATCAAAGACCAAAGCACCGCTTCGGAAATCCGCGTGTCGGCGTTGGAACTCTTTGCCGCTGATCGCAGATAATTTGCACTCGCGCGGCCTTTCGCCTCACCCAGTATGTTGGGGAGGTCGGGATCGGACACCTTGAAGCGCAAGGAGATCGGCGAGTACAGCAGGGATTCCAGATCGTCCAGATACGCAAACGTCTTGTTGTACATCGCCGAATTGGACGGATCGTCGGCACCAAACAGAAAATAATTCTTGAAGTATTCGTACCGCATTCGCCGATCTGGCTGGGAAACCAGACACTCATCGACCAATTCACGAACAAAACGCTCAAGGTTTCTTTTGGGTATTCTCATACGATATTATCCTATGGTGTCGAACTCAGTTGACATATTCCGACATAACAGATAATTTGTCCAGTGTCTGGGGTTTTATGGACGCTCTCTCAGACATTCGAACTCAAACTAGGAGATCCGTTATGGCCAAGCGTGGCAAGCGGTCGCACAAGCGCAAGTAATTGCGTGTGACCTGAACCGTCCCGGGGCCATGCGTCTCGGGACGGTTCATATTTTTTTGGGATTAGACAGGTAATGCTACCACCGATGCCAGGAATGCCTACTCCTCCCCCTCCGGGTCTTGCCGGAGGCGTTGGGCCTGCGTCCGTACCGACTCCGATGGCTGGGGCAGCGTCCCAGGGCGTCGCGGGGGTAAAGACCGCCCTTGAACTTCTTCAAAAGGCCCTTGGCACCGTGCCGATGGGCTCTGAACTGCACATGTCGGTTCTCAAGGCCGTAACGGACATCTCCAAGCACATGGCCGACTTGCCGCAGCAGCCCGGTCAGCAGGAAATCGTTCAGCAGTTGGCCCAGCTTGCGCGGCAGGCACAGGCCGGTGGCGGCAGTCCGCTTGCCGGCATGATGCCCGGAGCCCCCGCTGGCGCTGGTCCAATGCCACAACCCTCACCTCAAGGAGCAATGTAATGGCGAGATTCCCCAAGCCTTACGTCAATGAAGTCCCGGAAACCAACCGTCACCCGGGCATCGTTCGTGTCGATCTCGCCAATATGGAAATTGGCGCTCGTAAGTCGGGCATGCCTTCGGCTGCTTCGACCGGTCCTGACAAAATCGACCACGTTGGCAAAGACGCCATCGGCGGTCGCTAAGGAGTATAGGGTATGACCACCACCCCTGCTACTGAAGCCGAACGCGCCCAGCAACTCGTTGCCGCGCTTTGGGACAATCCTTCTGTACGTGCGAAGGCCAAGGAGTTGTTTCCGGACATCACCGTGCCCGAAGATCACGTAAATCCCCTCGTCGAGCCGCTCCGCGCGCAACTTGACGAGACCCGGAGCGAGCTTCAAAAGTTCCGCGCCGAGGCTGCCGAGGAGCGCAAGGCTCGCGAGGAAGCCGAGATGTCGCGCTCGTTCCACCAGCGCATCGAGGAAGCTCGCAGCAAATTCCCGTCTCTGACGGAAGAGGGTTACAACCGTGCCCTCGACCGCATGAAGGAAACGGGTAACTATGGTGACCCCGAGGCCGCGATGGCGTGGGTTGCGCGTCAGGAGACGCCAGCCAATTCGCCTGCCAAGGCTGACTGGTTGCCCAAGAAGCTCGACCTGTTTGGTCATCACAACGAACGATCGGAGGAGTCATTCCGTCTCCTCCATCGCGACCCTGACGCCTATATGGACCAAGAGTTGGCTAACTTCATGGCCAACCCGGAAGCCTATACTAACGAGACGCTGGGGCTGTGATCAATTTAACACATGCCACTTCGCTTAACGGCGCAAGGGCTTTTTATCCAGGAGTATGATAAATGGCTTTTCCTAACGCGCCGGTAGCGCCTATTACTGGTAACGGCATTACCCCTGGCGGACAACTTGGTAGTCAGCTAGCCGCCATAACTCGCAGGGCTTTCATTCCCTCGTTGTACGTGCAGATCTACAGCAGCCACCCCTTGCTGTCGCTGTTTATGAGCAATGCACAGGCCGCTCGCGGCGGTGTCGGCCAGATCACTGTGCCGCTGCAAGGCGCGTCGTTCACCAGCTTCAACTGGGGTTCGTTCGCTGGCGACTTCCCGATGCCGACCGATCAGGCCGCTATCGAAAATGCTCAGTTCAACCTGAAGTTGGGCATGGTGCCGATCGGTTTCTTCGGCATGGAAGCAATCCTTCAGTCTTCCGAGACTGTCATTCCCAAGCTGCGCGCCGTGATGAGCGATGCGGGTGTGGTTATGAAGCAGGCATTCGCCAGTGCGCTTTATTCGAACAACGTGTCGAACGCTCAGGCTTGGGACAGCCTCTCAATGGCTTACGACGACGGCACCAACGTTCCGACCTACGGCGGCATCAACCGTTCGCAGAACTCGTTCTTCAAGGGTCAGTTGATCACCAACACTGGTGGTCTGGCGACGACCCGCGTTGGCATGACCCAGCTCATCATGCGCGTCCTGAGCGGCGCGGGTGGCGAGGCTCCCGATTACGGTGTGATGAACCCGGCCAACTGGGCCGTGCTTCAGGCTGACTTCCAGAACTTGGAAATGTACATGACGACTCCGAAGTCGGTCTACGGCAAGGACGATGCCGTGAACACCGGCTTCCGTGCGATCAACGTCATGGGCGTTCCGATTTTCCCGGATCCGTTCTGCCCGCTTGGCAGCATGTATCTCATCAACTCGCGCTACACCGGTCTCTATATGTGCGAGAACGCGCCGATGACGTTCTCCGGGTTTGAGAGCCAGATCCCCGTCGGTCAGATATCGGACATCGGCGTCCTGATCTCCGCTGCGGATCTTGTCTGTGCGAAGCCTTCCTCGGGTGCTCAGGTCACTGGCATCACGGGTGCGGCGTGGCCTAACGTTCCGGGCACAACCCCTGTTATACAATAGGATAGTCGGTAATTGTAGGCGTATAGGCCATTTTATTTTAAGGAGTTTTAATCATGGGTCTTTTCTCTGGTCCCGGTCTTACGCCCACTCTGAAGGGTGCAGTGACCAACGAAATTACGCTGAACGGCGGTTCCGTCGTTCTGCTCCAGCCCGCCGGCTGGTATTACCTCAACCTCGGCAAGTACACTGTGCTTCAGCAGTACGACCCGATCACCGGCATCTGGCGTGCTATCGGCAACGGCGGTGTGTCTGGCGCCGATCAGTATGTCTACTCGGACGGTGTGAACTATCGTCTGGCCAACCTGACCGGTTGCGCCGTGGGCGCTTTGCTCACCAACGCTGGTTCGGGCTACACCTCGGCTCCGACCGTGACGGCTTCGGCTGGCAGTTCGATCTGGCGTGCGATCGTTGGCGGTGCGGTGAACACCACCGTGACCGTGAGCAACGGCGGCACCGGCTATGACTATCCGCCGATCGTTGCGTTCTCGGCTCCCCCGGCTGGCGGCATTCAGGCTGAAGGTTACGCGACCCTCACCTCGGGTGTTGTGACCTCGATCACCGTCACCAACCAGGGTGCCGGCTACGTGGTTGCTCCGACTGTGGTTCTGAGCAACGATCCGCGCGAAAGCCAGAACGGTCTGGTCCCCGGCTACGGTGCGTCTGCTTATGCGACCCTGACCGGCGCTGGCACCGTTACGGGCGTGCTCTGCCTCGACCCGGGCAACGCCGTGACCTCGCTCCCCACCCTGTCGTTCAGCGGCGGCGGCGGCGGTTCGAGCGCGGCTGCTACCGCGATCATGAACTGGACGATCACCGGCATTGCCGTGACGACCGCTGGTGCTGGTCTGTCGGGTAGCTACGTGCGCGTGACTGCGGAAGACGCTTTCCCGACCACGAGCCCGGCCTACACCAACACGACCACTCAGGCCAACCTGGTGCGTGTCCGCGTTGCGGACATTCGTGCGGCGGTCAGCAGCGGCGGTGTGACGGCTACCGGTGCTGTGATCTATGACGGTGGTGTTTACACCTCGGCGCCTTCGGTGCTGGTGCTGTCCAACGCCTCGGTTGTGACCACTGCCCCCGTCGTGACTGCCACCGTCGGCGGCACCACTGACACGAGCTACTTCACTCAGGTGTAAGTTTCGCTTGGTGGTTTGGCGAAAGGAGCCCCTCCCTGCCGACGGTGGGGAGGGGCTTTCTTATTAGGAGCGTGACGTGTCGTATCAGTTCTACATTCAAGACACTCGATCGTTGATCAACGACACGTCGGCTCTATTCATCTCCGACAATCAGCTCACTCGTTGGATCAATCAGGCGCGTACTGACGTTGCGAAGCTCACCGGGTGCATCCAGCGCCTGATCAGCGGCCAGAGCGCACAGGGCGCTGGCGCGCAACCAGGGGACATGCTTCCGGGTGGCATCCAGCCGGGCGCGCTGCCGGGGGCCATTACGCCCGCTACGGGTTTCCCATACACGTCGTTCAACGGAATGCAGACCCTTCCGGGTGTTGAGCGTTATCCGTTCAAGGGCTTCTTCAACCCGTTTCTGATGCAGCAGTACGCCGGCATGAAAGGTGTGGTGGACTGTATTCAACTTGCCATCACTTGGGAAACGACGTTTCGGCCCGCGCTGACGTGGATGCCGTGGGACGACTTTCAAGCCTATTGCCGCGCCTACTCAAACCAGACGACGAGCTACCCGTCGGTCTGGTCAGTGTTCAACGACGGCGAGGACGGTGAAATCTGGATGTTCCCGGTGCCGTCAAGTCCGTGCGAGATTGAAGCATACGTGGCGTGCATGCCAATGGACATCTACAGCGACAACGACTACGATGCGATCCCGGATGGCTTCAAGAGCACCATCAAATATCGGGCAGCGGAGTTGGCGTTCTTGAGCGGACAGCGGTATCAGCAATCGCAACTCATGGGCCAGAAGTTCCTCGAACAGGCTGGTCTGGGCGTGCTGTCGCGTGATCGTGGGAAGACGCCGAATTATTATGCTAGGGTGATCTGATGGCCGACCCACTCGTTAGCTACCCGCAACTCACGCCTAGCGTGACGATGCCTGCACCTGTGACACCTGTAGCGGCGGCTGCTCCGACCGTGCCCGCAGACTACGCTGCCAAACTGATCGCTCAAGCCC